TCAAGTCGATTGCCATGATCCGCGCCGCTTCTTGCTCGGTGATGATCTTCGGCGGCACCTCGCCGGGCTTCTGCAAATGACCGTAGCCCCAGGTGAGCAGGTTGCCCTGATCCAGATAGGGCTTGGCTGCAAACTTCTCCCAGGCGCACACGAAGCTGATCAGCTTCGGGGATGAGCGCAGCTCGTCGTTCATTTAGCGGCGTCCTCGAAGCGCTTCCTGGCCAGCTCTTCAGCCAGGAAGACAAGGCGTGTGCCCATGTGGCCCCCGATACCGGCTGCGACAGCGCAGAGGCTCGCCGGCAAACCAAGGCCGTCGCCGGCCATGTATGAAGCGAGACCGACAACGCCGGAGATCAGCATCTCCCCGAACAGCTCGGCGATGTTGAAGATGCGGGTGTGCCCCGCTTTCACCTTCGAATACCAGTTGATGAAGCCGCCTCCGAAGGCCATGCCCATGGCGAGCACCCAGGTTGCGGTTGTCCAGTTTGTGGGGTCTTTCTCAGGCATCACAGCCCTCCGTATTGCACGGTGCGCACCTTGGACCGGTAGCGGTCCATCTCGGCTTTGGCCTCGGCGCAGGTTTGAATGAAGGCCGCGCGGTGCTCGTCCGACGCCCGTTTGTTGTACGTCTCACTGTCGCGCTTGAGATATGCAAGGTGCTTCATCCAGTCCAGCAGATGGATGTGGTAGTCCTCGTTCACTTCGCTGAGCGTGTGCGTCTCGTCAACAATGCGGGTGAGCGGAAGGCGATAGACCTGCAGCAGGGCGACGTCGTCGGCGGCCGGCGGGCTAACCCACTTGACCTTTCCGACCTCGCTGCCGATGACCATGTAACGGACCTCGCCTGGGGCGCGGTCGTTATAGAGAAACGATGAGACGCCGTAGTCATCTCTACGCATCAACCCCTGGTCGGTCCAGTTTGCGATGGCGATCTCTCGCCCGTCGGACTCGCGCTGGGCCTTGTCGAAGCGAAGGATGAGCGGGCTGATGGTTGCGATCTCCTCACCGGCGACAATGTCCACCCGGGTCAGTGGGGAGGTGAAGTCGTGGATGCCGCCGGTGAGGCGGACAAACCGGCGGTAGGCTGCTTCTGCGTAGCGAATCGCCTCGGCTCGGGACCAGAGATATGGACCCACATCGTCAAGGACGTCAGAGCGCCACGCTTCGATCAGTTCGCCGGCGTTGACCATTACTCAGACTTCGCGGCTTGGTAGGCCAACCATGCCTTCTTGGTTTCATCAGCCTCGGGCTGGAAGCCGACGATGGCCTTGATGGCCACGGGCTTCGGCACACCACCAGCGTTGAAATCCTTCGAGCTGTTGCGCTCGACGAGGTCTTCGATGGCGGCCTTGATCAGCTCTTCGCGCTCGTGGCCCTGGGGCTCCTCGGGCAGGCGCTTCTCTTCTTCAAAGCCCTCGCCCTGCTCACCATCGACACGCTCTGCGCCGATGCCGACCACCTCGGGCACGAGGATAAGCTGCACCGGACGGGCCACGCCTTTCTCGAAGCGCACGGCGAGGCCGGTCTTGGAGATCAGGGTGTGATTCCGGTTCAGTACGAAATGGGGGAGTTTCACTTCACTCATCGTCTTCTCCTTGCAAGCTGAGCCCCGAAGGGCTCAGCGGTTTGGCTTAGTTGGTGACAGCTTCGTGGATGCGACCGTCGAGGGTGTAGGTCACGCGCACCCGGGCCTTGCCGGCCGTGGCGTTGGCCACGGTGTAGGCCAGGGTCAGGCGGATGTTCGCGCCGTCGTTGCAGAGCAGCTGGGTCACGTTGCTCAGGGTGAGCGCGGTGCGACCGGCAGTCTTCAGATCGACGGCGTTGGCCAGGGCGGTGGTCGAGCCGGCGATGCCGACGGACAGGGTGGCGGCGGTGGAGCCTACGTATGCCTGTTCGACGATCACCTCGCCGCCGGTGATGACGGCGCCGCGCGGGATGAACATGCCGTCGAACACGACGGTGTTGGCCACGGGGCCGGTCAGCAGGGTCTCGGCCGGATCGGTCGAGGCAGCAACGGTGGAACCGAAGGTCTTCTTGGCGCCGTCGGCGCTGTCCACCACCCAGTTCTGGTGAGTGAGGACAAACTCTTCGGCGAGCAGGTACTGGGCGCCGCGGGTAGCTTGCAGTTTGGGCATGTGATTCTCCTTATTGAGCCACGTCGACTGCGATCAGACCGAAGTCTTCGACAGTGCCGCCGCTGTACTGGGAATAGAACTTCGGCTTCAGGAAGCCGAGAATCTTGCCGGTGCTGATGCCCTGCTGGTTCTCGTAGTCGAAGCCCTTCTCGACCCACTCCGGGTTGCCGATGTCGGCGAAGCCGAGCGCCTGGGCGCCGCAGAACAGCATGCGGCAGCCGTCGACGGTGCCGGCGTTACCCCACTTGGAGCCGGCGGCGGCGGTGCGGGTGTTCGGCACATGACGGAACTCATGGATGTAGAGGTCGTCGATGCGAACGGTGCCGCCGGTGAAGAGCGGGTTGCCCTTGTCACGCGGCATGGCGTGGCGCAGGTTCAGCAGGTAGGTCGGGTCGAGCTTGAGCTTGGCCATGGCCTGCGGGCTCAGGAAGATGTGGTAGGTCTCCTGGCCACCGTTTTCCTTGACGCCACGGATGTAGTTGTCCTTGGCATAGGCCTTCAGCTGGACAAAGAGCTCCCAGCTCGGGGTGTCGGCGGCGAGGAAGCTGGCCGAGGTGTTGGTCTTCTGGCTCGGGGGCAGCAGGCCGCCGGATGCCTTGTCCCAGGTCATCAGGCGCTTGGAGGTCGGCGCGGTGATGTCGGCGGCGAACTCGAGATTCACCATGTCGGAGCCAGGGCGGACACCGCCGGAGTTCCTGTTGGAGTAGCTCATGCCGGCCAGGGTCAGGAAGGCCATCTGGTCGATGCGGTCGGCCAGCCAGTAGGCCAAGACGTCGCGACTGTTTTCGCGGAAGGTGACGACGGACTTCTGGTCAGCCATGCGACCTTCATGCCGGTTGGCGTGGCGAATCTGGTCGATGCGGATGACCTGATCGAAGGACTTCATCGCCTCTTCGTTGCCTTCCAGGGTGCGGTCACCGGCAACGCCGTCGCCTTCGAGGTCGGCCAGCAAGGTGATGACTGCGCGGGCGCCCTTCTCGGACTTCTTCAGCTCGGTGATGTGCTGGATGACCGAGTTGGAGTCAGAACCAGAGAACTGGTTGACGAAGGAATAGTTGCGGGCTTGGCGCCACAGGTCTTTGGACCAAGTGGTCTTTTGCTCATTGGTGAGCAGGGCAAAGTTAGTCAGACTCATTCGGAACCTCCGTTATGTGTGAGCCGTGGATTTCGCAGTGCGCTTTCGCGCCCCAACACACTCTCGCGGTGTCTGCGTCTGCCTGTGTCGCTGGCAAAATGCGAAGAACACGGCCTTAACGAGGTCGAGTCGCCCACCTGTTCGCCGGTGGGTTGCGAGGTGACATGCTACAAACCGCCTGTCAGGGTTGGCACCTTACGGGTGCCATTCGGTTGCGGTGACTCTAACAGAGAGTGTTAGAGCTTGCAACGGTCATGCTTGACAAAGGATCACCTCCTTTCTCAGCTGCGATTCGAATCGTTCACCGTGTTCACGAACACCTCCGCCATGTGGGATACAGAGTTCCCAGGCTTGCAGAGCAGATACACCTCGGTCCCGGAGCGAAGGGTGACAATCACTTTTGAATCTGCTATCGCCACCGAGGTGACATCCCTGGATTCAATCCAGCGGTCTTCGTCGTGGATTCGGATGAGGCTCATTTGACGATCACCCAGTCCAAAGCAAGCATGTCTTGCTGGCTCGGCGCCCAACCGGGCTGCATCTTGCTGTCAACAGTCTTCATCCCGATGCACGGTTGCATGTCGAACCCGTTGCACATGGCGTTTCCTGGCTTGATGTGGCAAAGCCACATGCCCTTGCCGTTCCAGCCAGCCCTTGCGACGCGAGAGCCCTCATTCAGCCGTTCCAGCGCCCAGCCAAACGAACCCACGACGGTGTAGGCCTCGCGAAGAACCGTCACCCTGCGAAGGAGGGCGTCGGTGTCACTGACCATGAGCATATCCATCAGCGCCAAAAGCACATCTCGCCGGGCAGCCTCCTGCTCGTCGCGATGCTGGTTTTCGTCGCCGCGGGCCTCGCGGTGGCGCAGTTCGGCCAGCAGATAGCCTTCAAACGCCCAGGCGGCATCGAACGCCTTC